CTTTTGGATAGGGGGGGGTGGGTCGGCGGGAGGCGGTGATAGTTGTTGTAGCCTCCGACCCTCAAAAAAAGGTGGAATGGCATATTTCGGTTACGATTCGGCTAATGCGGCAAAAGGGATATTTATGGTGAAGGGGGATTGGTATGTATGAGCCAACGCTGGAGCATCGCAAGCTGGTTGAGTCCACCAGTGGGTTGGGGCTGCCCTTTAGGGAGATTGCTGCCCTTATAGGGGTAGATGAGGATGTCCTACACACGCACTATGCGACTGAGATTGAGGTGGGCCAGGCCAAGGCCAATGGGCAGGTTGCCAAGGCTATCTACAACAATGCTGTGGCAGGGGATGTGGCATCCCAGAAGCTGTGGACGCAGACCAAGAAGGCTAGGGGCCGTCCCAAGGGCACGTTTAAGACTGACCTTGCAAGGCTGGCAGAGGGTAGCGTTCCTGAAATAATACAAAAGACTGAGCATCAAAAGGTCAAAGAACTAAGAAGTATGCTTCTTGATGGGTTTGGCCCTCAGATTGTTGGCAAGGCCATTGATATTGCGATGAATGATGAGCATCCGCACCAAGGGGCGATGATTAAGCTGTGCATAGACAGGCTACTGCCTATGAGCCTGTTTGAGCGTGAGAAGCATATGCGTAGCGCTGTGACCATTTCCATCACGGGGTTGGGTGTTGAGCCGACTATCATTGACCAAGAGGATATAACTGATGTCTGACCTTAATTTCTCTCTTCTGCCGTGGCAACAGACTGTTTATACCGATTCCCATCGGTTTAAGGTGATTGCTGCTGGTCGGCGGTGTGGGAAGTCTCGTCTGGCGGCTACCACCTTGATCATTGAGGCGCTGAGGTGTCCAGCAGGGTCTGCGGTGCTGTACGTCTCCCCTACGATGGGGCAGTCGCGGCAGATCATTTGGGATTTGCTGTTGGACTTGGGCCGCGAGGTCATCCAGTCAAGCCATGTGAACAACCTAGACATCACCATGATCAACGGGGCGCGGATTTACGTCCGTGGGGCTGACAGGCCAGATACCCTGCGTGGAGTGTCCTTGACGTATGCGGTGCTGGACGAGGTGGCTGACATCAAGCCCGAGGCTTGGGAACAGGTTATTCGGGCCTCTCTGTCAGACCGCAAGGGTCGAGCCATGTTCATTGGGACTCCCAAGGGTCGCAACTGGTTCTTTGACCTGTGGAACCTTGGTCAAGAAGAGAAGGACTCGGACTGGAAGAGTTGGCACTTCACCACTGCGGACAATCCCTTGATTGACCCATCTGAGATTGAGTCAGCCAAGAAGACTCTGAGCAGCTTCTCGTTTAAGCAAGAATACATGGCCTCGTTCTCCAATGCGGGTTCTGACATCTTCAAAGAGGAATGGATCAAGTATGGGGAGGAGCCTCAGTACGGGTCTTATTACCTGGCTGTGGACTTGGCTGGATTTGAAGAGGTTGCTAAACAGGCCGCCAACTCCAAGAAGCGTCTGGACGAATCGGCTATTGCTGTGGTCAAGGTGACGGAGGACGGGAAGTGGTTTGTCAAAGAGATTGAACATGGGCGGTGGGATATTAGGGAGTGTTCGGCAAAGATTCTGATGAAGATGCGGGATTACCGTCCGCTGTCGGTGGGGATTGAGAGGGGGGCGTTGAAGAATGCCGTTTTGCCGTACCTCTCGGACTTGATGCGAAAGAACAATGTCTATGCTCACATCGTTGATTTAACCCACGGCAACCGGAAGAAGGCTGATAGAATCATTTGGTCGTTGCAGGGCCGTTTCGAGCATGGCAGAATCATCCTCAACAGAGAAGAGGATTGGACTGCGTTCGTAGACCAGCTGATCATGTTCCCCGCCCAAGGGGTACACGATGACCTCCCTGACGCGCTTTCCTATATTGACCAACTTGCTGTGACCTCATACTTTGAGGACGATGATTCAGAAGATTGGGAGCCGATGGACATTATTGCGGGAATCTAGTCATGGAAAAAAACGAGTACGAACAGCCAACACAGTCAGACAAAGACCTAACTGACTTCGTTGTTGGTCACTGTGACCGCTGGCGCGACTACCGCAACACCAACTTCATGACCTCGTACCTTGAATACGAGCGCATTTTCCGTGGTGAGTGGTCTTCAGAGGACAAAACAAGGGAATCTGAGCGTTCACGTATAGTGACTCCGGCCACCCAACAGGCTGTTGAGACGCGACACGCTGAAATCATGGAGGCCATCTTTGGTCAAGGCGAGTTTTTTGACATCAAAGACGACCTGAAGGACGTAAACGGCAACCCGTTGGACGTTGAACTGATCAAAGCCCAGATGATGGAGGACTTCAAGGTCGATAAGATCAGGAAATCCATCGACCAAATCGAATTGATGGCTGAGATTTACGGCACTGGCATTGGCGAGATCATTGTCAAGACAGAAAAGATCTTTGAGCCAGCTACACAGGCCATTCCTGGTCAACCAAACCAAGCCGCCATCGGTGTGGTCGAGAAAAACCGCATTGCGGTGAAGATTGTCCCTGTCAACCCCAAGAATTTCTTGTTCGACCCCAACGGTACTTCCATTGATGACTGTATGGGCGTGGCAGTAGAGAAGTATGTAGGCATCCACAAGGTCGTTGAGGGTATGGAAAGTGGTATCTACCGTAAGGTGGACATCGGAACTGCCTCTGAAGACACAGATTTGGAGCCAACCCAAGAGGTTACCCAGTACCAAGACGAAAAAGTCTTGTTGTTGACTTACTACGGGTTAGTACCTAGAGAAATGCTAGAGGGTGATGACGCTGATGTTGTTGACCTCTTCCCTGAAGACTCTTTGGCTGATGACTATTCCAACATGGTTGAGGCCATTGTGGTCATTGCCAACGATGGGGTTCTCTTAAAGGCAGAGGCCAACCCTTACATGATGAAAGACCGCCCAATCATCTCTTACCAAGATGACACTGTGCCCAACCGTTTGTTGGGTCGTGGGACGGTGGAGAAGTCTTACAACATGCAAAAGGCCATCGATGCACAAGTGCGTAGCCACTTAGACTCTCTGGCGCTGACCACCAGCCCCATGATGGGCTTGGATGCTACCCGTCTGCCTCGCGGTGCTAAGTTTGAAGTTAAGCCTGGTAAGGCTTTCTTGGTCAACGGCAACCCTGCTGAGATTCTTTATCCCTTTAAGTTCGGCGAGACAAGTCTTAACAACTTGTCCACAGCTAAGGAATTTGAGCGTATGTTGCTTCAGGCAACTGGGACGATGGACTCGCAGGGCATGGTCAGTCAGGGCAACCGAGACGGCGCTGGCATGAGCATGGCGGTGGCGACCATCATCAAGAAATACAAGCGTACCTTGGTGAACTTCCAAGAGGACTTCCTGATTCCGTTTATTCAAAAGGCGGCTTTTCGGTTCATGCAGTTTGACCCAGAGCGTTATCCGAGTGTGGATATGCGATTCATCCCTACGGCGACTTTGGGCATCATTGCTCGGGAGTATGAGCAACAGCAGTTCATTGGTCTGTTGCAGACACTTGGCCCGAACACCCCAGTCTTGCCTCTCATCCTGAAGGGCATCTTGAACAACAGTTCCTTGACCAACCGCTTTGAGTTGATGGCGGCTTTGGATCAGATGAGCGCACCCAATCCTGAAGCACAGCAGATCCAGCAAGTTCAGCAACAATTGGCCTTGCAAGCAGCACAAGCCCAGATTGCAGTGCAGACGACTCAGGCAGAACAGAACCGTGCAGAGGCCACCAAGCTGATGACCGAGGTGCAGTTGATGCCCCAAGAGGTTCAGGCCAAGGTGCTGGCTTCGGCCACAAAGAACCTGCCATCAGGACAAGAGTCGGATGAGTTCGACAAACGGGTCAGGATTGCCGAGTTAATGCTCAAAGAAGCGGACATGAAGAACAAAACCAAGATTGTTGAACTTCAGATGTCTGAGAAACAAAACAAAGTGGCTGGTATGGAGGAGGACTTTCTCGACCAGTTAACCAAGGAGTTGAGTGATGGACGTTGATAAACTCGCAATTGACCTTCTGCTGAAGGGCATGACCAAAGAGCAGCAAAACGCTGCTTTGGACTCCATCAAAGAGTCGGTCACTCAGGCCAAGGCCATCCAGAAACAGCGGATTGGCGAGAACGTCCAAGTTGTTGTCCAAGCCCTGAAGAAGTTAGAGGCCGACATCAAGGCCCGTTACGATGAGACGGGCAAGGCCATTGAGAAGCGAGTTGCATCCATCAAGGATGGCAAAGACGGTCAAAACGGCATCAACGGTAAAGATGGCAGGGATGGTCGCCCAGGCCGTGATGGTGCAACGGGGCCAAGGGGCAACGATGGGATGCCAGGGCGCAACGGTATTGATGGGGTGGATGGTGTATCGGTCACCAACGCCTTTATCGACTTTGATGGCAGCCTGATCATCAATCTGTCCAATGGGCAAGATTTGAACGTGGGCGAGGTAGTGGCCCCTGACTTGGCTGAGAAGATCAAAGTGATCACCAACGGTGGTGGTACTAGCCAACAGGTCTTAGACACCTTGGCAAGCCTCCAAACCCAGATCAATAACCTGATTCCCAGCCAAACAGGTAACGCAGGTAAGTACCTGACAACCAACGGCTCCGTGTTGTCTTGGGATAATGTCGCAGGTGGATTGGATTACCAAGGCACTTGGAACGCCAGCACGAACACTCCAGCATTGGCCTCTGGTGTCGGCGTCAATGGGTACTACTACATCACAGCCACGGCTGGATCCACCAATCTGGACGGCATTACTGATTGGCAGATTGGGGATTGGTTGCTGTTTAACGGCACGGTTTGGCAGAAGATTGACCAATCCAACTTGGTGACCTCGGTTAATGGTCAAACAGGCGCTGTTAGCCTGACCACAACCAACATCAATGAGGGCACGAACCTCTACTACACAGACGCACGGGCAAGAGCAGCAATCAGTGCTGGTACAGGGATCAGTTACGACTCAGCCACAGGTGTGGTAACCAACGCCTCTCCTGACCAGACCGTGAGTCTGACGGGTGCGGGTACAACCTCCATCTCTGGTACTTACCCCAACTTCACGATTACCTCGGCTGACTCAACTGTTGGCACGGTGACATCGGTAGGCGGTACAGGAACTGTCTCTGGTATCTCATTGTCGGGTACGGTGACCTCAAGCGGCAACCTGACCTTGGGCGGCACATTAGACCTGTCAAGCCCACCGACCATTGGTAACACAGCCCCGAATACGGGCAGGTTCACCACACTGACGGTGGACGACAACACCACACTGGGCAGCAGCAACACCGACACGGTGACGTTTACTGCTCGCATAAATTCCGACTTTGACCCTGCAACAGACAACGCTTTTGACTTGGGTCGAGTGGGGCATGAGTGGCGCGATCTTTTTATTGATGGCACTGCCAACATTGACAGCCTGATTGCTGATACTGCGGACATAAACGCAGGTTCCATTGATGGCACGACCATTGGTGCAGCATCGGCTGCGGCAGCTACGGTCACGACTCTAACGGCAACGGCTGACTCAGCGTTTACTTCTACGGGCGCGGTCACTGTCAGCAAGGGCACAACTGCCGAGCGTCCTGGTAGCCCTATTTCGGGGATGTTCCGGTTTAACACGACGACTGCGGAGTTTGAGGGCTACAACGGGACTGCGTTTGCCTCTGTCGGCGGCGCGGCGCTGGTTAACGACACCTCAACCGCAAGCAACCTGTTTCCCCTGTTTTCAAGTGCAACGACTGGAACGGCAGCAACGCTCAACACCAGCAACGCCAAGCTGCTGTACAAACCTTCAACAGGTGAGTTGCAGTCCACGGCTTTGGTGGCAAGTAACGGTATTGTGGTCAACAGCGCCACGATTGCCGAGAACTATACGATTGCTGCAACGAACAATGCGATGTCGGCTGGCCCAATCACGATCAACTCAGGCGTCACCGTCACCGTCAGTAGCGGCGCACGCTATGTTGT